GAAAAAAATCAACAGACTGTCTGATAAACATAAAGGTTTATATGGCGCTGTTGTAGAAGGCTACGGTCAAAATAAATATACTAGCGGAAACTACGATAAAGATACAGAAAAGCTTTATAGAGTTGAAGATAAACTTACTAAAAAAGAAAAAAAATATACTAAAAAATATGGCGCAAGCCCATATGATCCTATTAAAATGAAAAACAACTTAAAAAAAGACGCAAGTTACGATGCTAAGGAAGCATACAACAAAAACTTATCTGGTAAAGCAAGATTACATTATTTAGAAAATAATATTGCTGACAGATCATTTATGTCTAAACACTCACACTCTAAATAATAAAAAAATGGCAGAATCAGCAAAACAAGAAAAAAAGAATCTAATGAAGGATATGCCTGTAGATAAAAGGGCAAGCATGTCTATGAAACCAGGTATGTTTCAAATGAAAAAAGGACCTTTTACACTGAAACCAGGAGAATCAGGTAGAGAATCATTTGATAAAGGAGCCTTAAACCAAAACGCTTTTTACGCTGCATTAAATGATGCAAAAGAAAATAATAAAGATAGTTTTACGGTAGGCGGTAAAAAATTTCAAGTCTCAATGAAAGACCCAATGAAAATGAAGGACCCAATGAAAATGAAGGACCCTATGAAAATGAAAGATCCTATGAAAATGAAGGACCCAATGAAGATGAAAGATCCTATGAAGATGAAAGATCCAATGCAAATGCAAAATCCTCCTTTAAAAGCTTATGGCAAAAAACCTTTAAAAATGAAGGAGCCAATGAAAATGAAATATAAACAGTAGAGTCTGTAAAAAACTCACCCATAAATACATTAACAACAATCATTAACAAAAATCAAAAATCAAAGTTATGGCAAAATTTATCGAAGTTCATTCATCTGGCTCAGGCCTTAATGGTGGGAACGTATTAATCGGAGTAGACAACATCGTAGGTGTTGACGCAGCTCTAGGAACATCAACAATTATTAAATTTAACGGAGGTGTAATTGATGAGTGTACAATTACTCACACAAGCACAGGTACAACTCCGTCTGTAAGAGATGCTATTAATTATGCATTAACAGCTAATCCAGGAGGAGTAAAAGCAAAAGTACAGCTTCCTACAGGAATTACAGTTTCAGACGTTGTTTGGTCGTAATGAAATCTAGAGGCTTAGGAGACAGTATTGAAAAAGTAACCAAAGCAACTGGTATTAAAAAGTTGGTTGACACAGTATCACAGGGTTTAAATATACCCTGTGGCTGTGAAGGCCGAAAAACTTTTTTAAACAAAATGTTTCCATATAAACAAGATTAATGGCTTTTAAAATTAAGCAACCTTTTCCTATTGACAGTACGCCTATATATAATGTTCCATTAGAAGATGGTGTTGTTGGTAAGGCAGACAGAAATGGTGCTATTTTAATTGACAAAGATGTTAACTCTCCTATTGAACGTAAGGAGGTTATTAAACATGAAATGGTACACATAAATCAAATGAAAAGAGGTGATCTTGATTATGATGATAAAAATGTGTATTGGAAAGGTAAAGTATATCCCAGATCAAAAATGAACGAAGGCTCTATGAAACTTCCTTGGGAAAAAGAAGCTTGGAGCGTATATAAAAAATAACATGTCAAAACCTAAAAAGAAATTCGCAGAAAGTACTGTAGGTAAACTTTTATTTGGCGCAGCTTCAATAGTAAATCCTGCATTAGGAAATGTACTAAAAGGAGTAACGTCGCCAGGTGAAGCTATAGCAGCTATAGGTAAATCAGACGTAAGCTCTGATGACAAAATAAAATTACAACAATTAATATACGAGCAACAGAATAAAGAAATGGAGTCTATCACTTCAAGGTGGAAGGCTGACGCTTCATCTGACTCATGGCTTTCAAAAAATGTACGCCCGCTAGTTTTAGTTTGGTGTATTGTTGTATTTTCGCTAGCAGGCTTGCTTGATAGTGTAGATACAATACCGTTTCACATAGGTGAAACATGGAACGATACTTTTGAAAAAGTTATGATGGCTGTTGTTTTAGCCTACTTTGGCGGACGAAGTGGAGAAAAGGTTACAAGTATATTTAAAAAATAAATAAAACGTGTAACTATATTAATAGTAAATAAATAAACAATTAAATTAAATTAATATGAGTAAAAAAATTACCGAAGACCAATTAAAAAAAATACAAGATTTTCAAAAAGATTTAAATCAACTTTTAAATGAAACTGGAGTATTAGAAGTCCAAAAAACCGCAGTATTAGCAAAATTTCATGAGGTTAATAAAGCAACTGAAGAGTTTAAAAAAGAACTTGAAGAGCAGTATGGATCAGTAAATATAAATTTATCTGATGGTACATATGAACCAATTGAAAAAGAAGAAGATAAAAAAGAAGAATAATGTCGTCAGTTATCAGAAAAATCAGTATTGGTTCTGATTATAAAACCGATGCAATGCATTATTCTGTTGGTCAGTCTGTTTACGGTGGTCATACTATATCACATATAATAGCTGAACAAAAAGACAATTCTTATAACATTTTTATCAAAAAAAATGACGAGGTATTGCCGTGGAAGAAGTTTAATTCTAACATGGCAATATCCGTTGAGTATGATTTAGAGTATTAATGAACAGTTTATTTGATTTTATCGTTGAGCCATATGGCCATCGATACAATAATATTGTTTCAGTAGGTGACAAAAGCTTAATAATTAACACTGAGCTTGAAAGTTATAAATCAGTTAATAACGTCGCAAAAGTAATTTCAACACCGTTAGCTTATAAAACAGTTGTAGAACCTGGTGATCTAATTTTAATTCATCACAATGTTTTTAGAAGGTTTTATGATATTAACGGTAAAGAAAAAAATAGTAGAGCTTTTTTTAAAGATAATAAATATTTTGTACAATTAGATCAAATATATTTATATAAAAAAACTGATAAATGGAAGGCTTTTGGTGATAGATGTTTTGTAGCGCCACTAAAAAACAATGACGAAATAAACGCCTCTTTAGAGCAAAGCCTTATTGGTATACTAAAATATGGTAATAGTTCATTAGAAGCGCTAGAAATCAACGAGGGAGACGTTGTAGGCTATACTCCCTACGGAGAATACGACTTTATTGTAAATAATAAGCGTCTTTACTGTATGAAATCTAATGATATTGTAATTAAATATGAACGTCAAGGAAACGAAGAAGAATATAATCCAAGCTGGGCAGAAAGCAGTTGATGAGTTAATTAAGGTTGCAAAAGAACCAATAGTAGATTCAGAAGATGATATATCTGCTGACAGACTAAAAAATGCAGCTGCAACAAAAAAGCTAGCTATATTCGATGCTTTTGAAATATTAACACGTATTGAAGAAGAAAAAAATATATTAGATAATAAGCCAGTAGAAAAAAAAGAAACTACTTTTGGTGGTTTTGCAGAAAGAAGATCTAAATAATGTATAAACAAACATTATATAAAATAGTTGAACCTATAAAAGAACATTTAATTAAAAGGTTTAATAAAAGTAAAAAATGGAAATATGGCTATAATAAAGAATATGATATTGTAGTTATATCCAAAACAGGTAAAATAGGTGAGATATATGAAATACAAAACTTACGTATAGCTTTACCTTTACAAGATAATGTTTATAAAAGATCTAATAAAAAACTAGAACAGTACTGGGAAGTATTTGAACCTAGAAAAGAATTAAAAAAAATTAAAACTATATTTGACTGGAAAACATATCCTGATACTTTTAAAGAAAGTTTACACGGATATATAGACGAGGAGTTTAAAAGAAGAGAAGAAGGTTTTTGGTTTTATAACAAAGGTGTTCCAACTTACATAACAGGAACACATTACATGTACTTACAGTGGAGTAAAATAGACGTAGGTAGAGCAGAGTTCAGAGAAGCAAATAGATTATTCTATATTTTTTGGGAAGCTTGTAAAGCAGATGAAAGATCTTACGGCATGTGTTATTTAAAAAACAGAAGATCTGGTTTTTCTTTTATGGCTTCGGGTGAAACAGTTAATTTAGCAACTATATCTAGCGACTCAAGATTTGGCATATTATCAAAAACAGGTCCAGATGCTAAAAAAATGTTTACAGACAAAGTTGTTCCAATATCTGTTAATTATCCTTTTTTCTTTAAACCTATACAAGATGGTATGGATAGACCTAAAACAGAACTTGCTTACAGAGTTCCAGCATCTAGGTTTACACGTAAAAAAATGGATAATAACGAAAAGCTAGAAGAAGTTATTGGTCTTGATACAACTATTGATTGGAAAAACACAGGTGATAACTCTTATGATGGTGAAAAACTAGCTTTATTAGTTCACGATGAAGCAGGTAAATGGGAAAAGCCTGAAAACATACTTAACAACTGGCGTGTAACAAAAACAACATTAAGGTTAGGTAGTAGAATTATTGGTAAATGTATGATGGGTAGTACCTCAAACGCTTTAGACAAAGGAGGTAGAAACTATAAAAAAATATACTATGACTCAGATGTTACCAAAAGAAACCGCAATGGACAGACTAGCTCAGGACTATATTCTTTGTTCATACCTATGGAATGGAACTACGAAGGATACATTGATACTTATGGACACCCTGTCTTTGATACTCCAAAACAAGCGGTTAAAGGAATCGATGGTCAAAAGATACAAATCGGGGTTATTGAACACTGGGATAATGAGGTAGATGGTCTCAAAGATGATCCTGATGCACTTAATGAACTATATAGACAGTTTCCACGTACTGAAAAACATGCCTTTAGAGATGAGACTAGAAAATCTTTATTTAATTTAACAAAAATTTATCAACAAATTGATTATAATGAAGATTTAAAACACTCAGGTGTGGTTACACAGGGTAATTTTCAATGGGAAGGTGGGATTAAAGATACAAGCGTACAGTTTTTTCCTAATAAAAACGGTAGATTTTTAATTTCATGGGTACCTGACGTACATCAACAAAACAGATATATAACAAAAAACGGTAAAAAATATCCTGCAAACGAGCATCTTGGTGCTTTTGGTTGTGATAGTTACGATATATCTGGAACAGTAGACGGTAGAGGATCTAAAGGAGCTTTACACGGATTAACAAAATTTATGATGGACGGTCCGCCTAATTTGTTTTTTTTAGAATATATAGCTAGACCTCAAACGGCTGAAATGTTTTTTGAAGATGTATTAATGGCGTTGCATTTTTATGGCATGCCTTTATTAGCAGAAAATAATAAACCAAGACTATTATATTATTTAAAACGTAGAGGTTATAGAAACTACTCAATGAATAGGCCAGATAAAACAGCTTATAAATTATCTATTACAGAAAAAGAAATAGGTGGAATACCTAACTCAAGTGAAGATGTAAAACAAGCTCATGCAGCTGCCATTGAATCTTATATTGAAAATTTTGTAGGTTACAATAATGAACAATATGGTACAATGTATTTTCAAAGAACGCTAGAAGACTGGGCAGCGTTTAATATAAACAACAGAACAAAGCACGATGCATCAATAAGTTCTGGTTTAGCTATTATGGCTTGTAATAAAAATAAATATAGACCAGTTGCTGAAATTATTAAAGAAAAAGTAAATTTAAATTTTTCTAAATATGATAATAGAGGCTATAAATCAAAAATAATTATAAATGATTGAAACAAGTACTAACAGTTCGTTTCCAAGTCAGGTGGTACCTATCGCGGAAAAGCTTAGTTTTGAGTATGGCCTTAAAGTAGGTCAAGCCATTGAGTATGAGTGGTTTAGAGGTGGAAAAGTAAACAGCAGTAGGTTTAATACTGGTTATCAAAACTTTAATAGATTAAGGTTGTATGGCCGAGGCGAACAATCTGTACAAAAATATAAAGATGAATTATCAATAAATGGTGATTTAAGTTATTTAAATTTAGACTGGAAACCAGTACCTATTATACCTAAATTTGTAGATATAGTAGTAAATGGTATATCGTC